GGACCAGTTTGAGTGTGATGTATTTGGATCGCACCACTTGGAGCAGCCGCACAGTGCCTATTGGCACAGAAAATCCCATTGACATTGCCACACTGCAATTCAGCATGCCAATCTGGATATCACCGCCTGCCAAAGTGTTGAAACTGGGAGTAATCGAACGTGTGATTGCGTCGATGTACGATGCACAAGGTGACTTGAACAATGCCATTGACAATGAAGATTTGCTAATGGGCACTAGACAAGTTATTACACCGTTTAACTATGCCGCTGTGCTGATTGGCAACAAACTACAATGTTTGCAACAACAATACTTGTCGCAAGAACCCAGCAATGATTCTATTGCACCTACAGAAATTGTGCCTGACAGCAACCTGTTGTGGCCAGCCGTGATTGACTTGTATGGATCACTACGCCCTGGTATCAGTCAAATACGATTGATTCAGCCTGATGAAACTGAAGTTGTGGGTACCATTGCGTTAGACCCAAATGACGATAGATTCTTGTTGTTTGATGTGGACATTGATACCACACCACAAAACACACTAGATCCCATTGACGCTGTGATCAACCCACTGACATCCGGTCCAGGTGACGGTTTGGATTCTGCCTTAGAAGGTCAACGTTATTTGCTTACAGAGGACACAGGATCTTTAGACAACCCCAATCCTGCAAGCGCCTGGGTCGGTGCTAATGGTCGCGGACTAGTAGCACAGGCCAATGACATTGTACAATACAGCAACAACTACTGGCGTGTGGTATTCCGTGCTGCCACAGAAACCAACAACATCCAATACGTCACCAACATTACCACAGGTATTCAATACAAGTGGGTGGGAGATGCCTGGGTCAAAAGTTATCAAGGTGCATATCCAGGAGGCACCTGGAGGATTGTGCTGTGAAGGCAGTGGGAGTTTGGTTTCGTAGCAGTGCCACCGGACGTTACTTGTATTTGCTACGCAACGACACACGCCATCCTGGATCCTGGGGCTTGCCTGGTGGCAAAGTAGAAGCCGGCGAAACATTACTGGGTGCCATGGAACGTGAGTGCATTGAAGAACTAGGCAGCATGCCCGAATATCAACGCCTGGTTCCCTTGGAAAAATTCACATCGTCTGACGGCCAGTTTGAATACAACACCTGGGTATGTGTTGTCACAGATGAATTTGTGCCTGTGCTGAATGACGAACACATGGGCTATGCCTGGATTGATCGTGGCCAATGGCCCAGACCCATGCACCCTGGCCTGTGGTCAACTGTGAACATCGAAGCAGTGCAAAGCAAGATAGACACTGTGGAGCGGTATCTTGCTGCTGGTGTTTAAGCCTGGCTTTCCTGAAAACTCAACTGAATCTCGCCCACTGGACTGGATTGTGCGCCCAATGCAGTAATCACCACGGCCAACACTTCTGGTCCATTGGGATAGGTGCCTGTGCCTGGAATTGAACTTTGCCCAATCTGTTTGATCTGTGTTAGATCCAGGTTGTTGACACCTGTGGCCTGAATTGGAATAGCAAACAATCGTTCACCACCGGTGATGTCCGCTGATACCGCAGACACTGTCATGAACAAGTCGTTAGTTGGACTTGATCCGCCCAATAGGTTACCAGTAATTTTCACAGTGTCACCCACAGCATAACCTGATCCTGGATTTTGAATACTGATACTTGTGGTATTGGTAGCATAGGTTGTTCGTCCTGCACTCAACTGCACGGTCACGTTGGCCGTTGAACCCGAACTGGACACGTTGGTCAATGCCAGGCCGGAAAACGTTCTAACTGAGCCTGACAAAACCATGGTTCCTGACCGAGTAAAGCCGCCGGTTGTGTTCAACGGAGCAGCTTGCACACCGCCTGTGGTTTCGTTGTTGTATCGCGGAGCCACAGCAAACTGTGTAAAACTAGGTTGGAAACCACCACCAGCATTGTTCAGTCCTGACCACACAGTGTTGGCAGAGTCAATGTTGTTGGGATTCAAAATACCTGTCACCAAATATCGCCCTGCACTCACATTCACTGTGAGTGTGTCCAGTGTCAACTGCGCACGATTGATAAGATCACGTTGGCCAAGATCACCAATCACACTGTTTGAAACACTGGGGGCTAGACGCATCAAGAACGCTGTTTGGCTGGCACCAGTTGTGGCTGGCAAACCATAGTTGCTGCGATTGTATGTGAACGAGAAGCCTTCGTCACCGTTGAAGTTGCCGTCCATGATAACCGCACTACCCCAGTGACTCACTAGTGGCACACAGGTGTTGGAGATCAATATCACCCCTGAATTGTCCAAGTGACTGGTGGCTGCACTGCTGGTATAACTGCGGCTTTGCCCTTCAGCCCACTGTGTAAATGTTGCAGCACGGGTGCAACCAGTCAAGTCGTTGCCTGACTTGCCTGAATACTTTATGACTTCACTGTCAATCATCACATACGAAGGATATGTTACTGAGGCCGGTGGATAATCTGTGGCATCTCGCAATGTGATTGTGGTTTGACTGTCATCAATAGCACCGTTCAATGAGTTCACTGGAGTTTCGTTGATGGCTTCATAACGTGCAGGCAAGTTACCTGACCGCATGTATGCTTCATTGCTGATGTTGTTGTTGGGACGTCTGTGTGCCCAATTGAACTTGCCATCTTGTCCACGCAACATCCAGATAACAGTACCAGCACCATACCAGGAATATTCCAAGGCATACATCTGCATCTTGCTGGCATCAAGATTGAATCCAGATGCGCCCGTGCCGTCCAGTGGATCAATGTTGAAGTCTTGTTGACGCACACGAATTTCGTTGCGCAGGGCCATTTTCACTCGAGTTTGATTGGCTACACCACGGAATGTGGGTACCACTGTCATTCTGTTGTTGTTGATGATTGAAGCCACACTATGTGTCATACCACGGATCACCACAACATCACCCACGTTCAGTTGATCTTGGAAGCGGCACGTGCCATCGCCTGTGACCAAGTTTGAGCCAACACTGACATTGACCAGTCCTGCAGTTTGGAATGTGCTGGTACGTTGTACTGCATTTACAGTAACCCCATTATTTTCCCAAAACAAGCCATTTTGATCGTCAAACAGGCCTGCACGAATGCATGACCCGCTCCACCCCGTGACATTGATACGAGGTTGTTGTCCCAGCACAGGAGTAGCACTGCCCAGTAAGTTTTGCGCTTGTACCACAAAAGCAGTATCGCTGGTGATAGTTGTGACCACATATCCAGTGTCATCATAACCTGACGTGGTAATACCGCTTAATGTGATAGTTGCACCAGCATTGAGCCCGTGTTCAAGGTCTGTAGTGATTGTGATATTGCTGTTGATAGCAGTGCCACTGGATGTGACTGTGGCCACGTCCAAGGTAGGAGCCAACACAGTACCTGTGCTGAACAAAATGCCTTTACCAGATTGGTAGCGGAAGTATTTTTTGGTCACACGAGTCGCGGCTGCACCGCGAGTGGGTGTGCCTGGTCCCATGAGCACACCGCCATCAAACGGTCTTGATTGAAACACAGCATTGCTTCGCACGTTGACGGTGGCTGCTAGACTGCCACTCACAACAGCACCTGTTCTAGCCTGGAACTGGAATGTGGTAGTGCTGGGAATGGCATTGATAATAAATGACCCTTCGGCATATTCAGTATTGGTTCCTGAAGTCATGTCCACTGTAATGGGGCAGCCTGGGAACAATCCATGTGCATACAATGTGGTTATGGTGATAATACTGGGATTACCACCATCGCTGGCCACACTCACAACATCAAGGTCAGCACCCGAGTAAGGAAATGCCTGACGCACAGCAGTGTCAGTTTGGTTTATTGGATAGCCTGGGGCAACATTGAGTGCTCGGCGTGGATAGTAAGCAAAGTTGTTGGTTTCTCCCAAGAACACAATGTTGATACCTTCAGCATTGGTTGCTGAAGTATTTTGTAAACTCACATATTCGTTGGCGTCCAAGGGAGTGTCTGTAACGTTGACTGTGACTGTGGGAATGGTATTTGAACCACCATAAAATATGCCGGTCATGCGGATTAGTGGTGATCCAATGCCTGCAGTTGTGAGTGCAGTGGTGTTGAACTGTGTGCGGCTGATGGTTTGTGTGCCGTTGACTGCTGTGCTGGCTGTGGTCATTTTGACCAGTTCTACGTTAGAACTCAGTTTCTGAAACACTGAGCCTGTGACAAATACATTGGCTGCTGGAATGTTG